TCTTCTTGCCCTTTTTCTGCTGCATAAGGTTTAAATAAATGCACATAACTTAATCTTACTTTCCCTGTCATTACTCTAGTATCATTTGCCATAAATATCACTTCTCCTTTTATAAATTATTAATATCATCAACTACACTAAATTCATCTTCTGCCTTTATCTTGTTTGTTATAGCTTCTCTTTTATCAGATGCATCTACAAGAGTTGGCTTCCCTACATTCATAACTATTAAATCTCCAACTAGATTATTAAAATCTTTTTTACCTATTACTTTTTCCATCTGTGCTAATGTTAAGTACTTTCTTTCATACAGCAGTTCTTCTGCGATCCCATTTTCTTTGAGTACTTTTATAGCATCATCTGCATTTTTAAAACTTCTACTACCTTTGCCATTAACTGCCTTCCAGCCAGGAACATTATTTCCTTTTAAACTTTCTGCTAATGCATATTTCTCTATTTCCTTTACCCAGGTATCTAAATCACGTGCTTTTTGCAGTATTTCTCCAATTTCTTCTAATGTCAATAGTTCTATGGCTTTAAACTCGTACTTTGCTAGTTCTAAATTAGCATTAGCTCTTGCTTTACAGGTAGCTTTAGCCTTACAGAATTTACAGTGTTCTCCACACTCAAAATCACCCTCGCCATTTAAAGCTATTACAGCCTTTTCTTGAGCTTTCTTAGCAAAGTCTAGTAAGTAATCGAGGCTACATTCCCAAGTGTCTATGCCAGTTAATCTCGGTTGTACGATTGACATTTTTATATGCTCTATAGGAAATATCATTTCGTAAGCGAGATAAGCCCCTAATGCATACAGAAGTAACTGAGCATTATTTTCAACACTTACAGGAACACCTTTTCCATATTTAAAATCTATAACATGTAAAGTATCATTTGAGATTAATATGCAGTCAGCAGTTCCAAATCCACCAGGAACATATTGAGAGAAATCTACTTTTTGTTCCACAGAAATATGTGGAGTAGTTTCATAGCTGTACATCTGTTCTTGTATAAACTCCACATACTCATCTGTATAGCCTTGCATTTCTTCCTGATATAACTCTTTGTCTTTTAGCTTCTTCATAGCTGAAGTAAATTTCCTAGAAGTTAAACCTGGATCTATTAACTTTTTCACTTTTAACTCTGCTATTTCGTGTGCCAGACTTCCTTCTTTTGCATATTCACTCTCTACATCTTCAAATTGCTCACAGAGTCTTACAGAAGGTGGACAAGCCATCCACCTTGATGCACTAGAAGGTCCTAATAGTGCATGTGCCATTAAATATCAACTCCTAAATTTTTAAGTTCTTGGACAAAAGCTCCGTAACTTTCTTGAGGTAGAACAGTTATAGCTTTAACTCCAAACTTAGCTAACAAATCTTTTATAGCTTTTCTGTTATTTACAGCATCTTTCTCTACCCAAGCAGCTGCTATTTTTTGTAAATCATCTGCAGTATACTCTGCAGTCTTTGTAGGTAAAGGAGTTGCTACAGCTACAGGTGCTTCTTCTTTTTTAGCTGGTGCTATAGGTAGTTTTTGAGTTGGAACATCTTCTACCTTTTTAATAGATTCTTTTTTCTCTTCTGTTTTAGATTTAGCATTGTCTAAAGCTTCACCAATTGCTTTTTGTGTACTAATTATTACCTCAGTACAGTTAGCTTCTATGAACTCTCTTATTTCCTTTTTAACTTCTTCCACACTTCCTGTAAATTCTACTTTTACCATTTTTATATCCTCCTATTTGCATTTTTTATTAATTTGTTGTAATATATAATCAAAATTTGGTTGATAGTCTGTTGATGATGTGGTGGTCACAACAGACTTTTTATTTTTCAGCATACTGAACACCCCCTCTCATATCGCATAATTCCAGAGTTCTTTAATATTTATCGTTAAAGGTTCTCCAGTTCTTATATTCTCTAAAACAGCAATATCTCCGTCTTCTAAAACTAATTCAAAATAATTTCCGTCTATTAAGAACATTTTTACTTCTTCTCCTTCATTAATTCAGCCAATTTAATCCTTATTTTAGCCACATTTAATCCTGTTTTAGTGAGTTCCAAATCATTTTTTATCAAACTACACTTATTGAGCACTCTTAATTCCTTTCTGCTTACGCATATCAAGTTTTCAATATTAAAATTAGTTTTATCTCCATCCGCAAAGATAATCACAGAGCCTCTTGGAACCTTCTTTTTATGGAATTCTTCCCAAATTATTCTATGTTTTAAAGCCCATTTTTTTGGTTCTGCTATTTTTATAAGAGTATAATCCTCTGTATCAATTCTTTCACTTCCAACAGTTCTCCAATTTTTTGGCTTGTGCCCTTTCTTGAAAGAAGTTTTGTTAGCACCCATATAACCCTTCTTTCCCTTATTCCAAGGGATAGCTCCTTTTTTATAAAGACAACCTTTTGTCCCAGTGTGGATTTTCTTTCGACTAAGAAGGCTTTTTATTATTTCTGCAGTTACATCTAAATTAAATTTTTTATTGAAAAGCTCTGTTATTTCTTTATATGTTTTCTGCGGAGTAACTTCTTTCAAAAATTCAATCATTTCATCAGTGTATTTTTTCATATTCTATCCCTCTAGCATTTTAGGTAGTTTAGCTGTTGCATCCATCATGTCGTCTTTAAACTTAGCTGCTTTCAAAGCTAACTCGCCATTACTAATAATTACAGTCGCAAGTTTTATCATAGTTTCACTTCTACTAATTTCCATCTCTAACTCTTCTTCTGAAATATTTTCTTTACTAAGTTTATCCATTTGTTCAAATAATTTTGAGTTTAGATCACTTAATGTATTCATATACAATCCTCCTTATCCATTAAATCCTTTCCATTCCCATAATTCCCCTTTACTATCTCTAACTTTATACTTTAGATTTAGATCAGAAATTACAGTTTTTAACATTGAACTTTTTCTACCCAGCTTCACAGCCAATTCTTTTAATGTCATGTTTGCAGCATTTTCTTTCAGAAAATTTATTTCAGCATCATTTAATTCATAATTTTTTTTATCAAAGATACCTTTTCCAGTTAAAATTTTTCTGATTCTACTTTCACTTGTGTGATATTTTTCCATTATCTTTGCTATCGAAACTCCATTATTATAATCTATAACTATGTTTTCTTTATCTTCTTCACTAAGTACTTTTCTTTGATTTAAAAGTTCTAATTTATTTTGTTTTAAAATTCTTTTAAGTCTAACATCTCCTAAATCAAAATATTTTTTTAATTTATCAAAAGAAAAACCTTCTTGTATTTTTGATTTTAATTCAATTAAATTTATGGAATTGTCCCTTGCTATTTTTATATCTCCAATTAAGTTTATTTTACATTCTCTGCATATCCTGCCAAATTTTAAATAAGTACATTTTACTTTTTCAGCTAATTTAAAGTAATTTAACAAAGGATTTGATAAGATTAAGTTTTCTAAAAAATCCTTTTTAACTCCTCTTATTTCTTCTAATGAAAGAAATAATTTTTTTGCTAAGACAGAAGATTTTTCTTGTAAATGATCAAGTATAAATTGATGCTCAAACTCCCTATCCCTTCTTTCTTCTATGACTCTATCGGCTTCACACTCAATCATTTTTTTTATAAACATGCTGTTGTATTGGTATCCCATTTCTTTAGCTATCATATCTAGCTCATAAATTCCATATTTATTGAATAATTCACAGAACAATTCTTTTTGTAACTCTTTAATATCTGAAGCATCCATTTGTAATTTCTGACCTAATGTTTTATGTTTTTTCATGAGATTATTTTTTATGTAATCTCTTAAAAAAGCATCGTTTTTTAAAGATATTGTGTCCATCCTAACCTCCCACGATATTTTTATACTTCTCCTTCACACTTGATTTATCAATATTTACATAAATCATAGTTGTATTTATGTTTTGATGTCCTAGAACCTGTTGAATTTCTTCTACATCCATTCCTTTTTTTAAGGCCATTGTTGCAAATGTCCTTCTGAATCTGTGAGGGTGTACATTTTCAACAGCAGCTCTAGTTGCGATTGATTTTAATACTCTTCTAAGTCCTTCTGTATCAATCTTATTACCCGGAACTTGGTTCCTGTAACATTTATACATTATTCCATCAGCAACCCATAAATATGGAGTATTGAAATTTCCTCTTTCACTAATGTATTTTTTAATTGCTAAAGCAGCAACTGTGCTTATGAATGCAACTCCTTCTTTGTTCCCTTTTCTAACAACCTTGATTTCATTTTTTTCAAAATCTATGTCTCTAATTTTTATGTTAGCTATCTCAGTTGCACGAATAGCACTAGATATCAAAACTTCTAAAATTGCTTTTTCCATTGAGTTTTTACAAGCCATTCTGAGTTTTTCTAGCTCTAATTGTGAGAAAGCATATTTTTCAGTTTTTTGACCTTTAACTTTTTTAATCTTTTTAACTGGGTTAATTGTGATGAATTCTTCTTCATTTAAGAAGGAAAAGAAGGAATTTAAAATCCTTCTAATATTATCTACAGACACTGCTTTTTGCTGATTTTTTTCTCTTTCAACAGCTAAGTAAAGCCTAATATCATCTGTCGTAACATTTAAAAAAGATTTTCTTACATACAGTGAAAACAGCTCAAGACAGTTTTTATAGTAAGTTAAGCTTTTATCACTTAAATTCTCAGCTTTCTTTGTTAAAAAGAATCTTTTCCAAAGTTCTGCATTAGTCCTATCTGAGATAACTATTTCATATTTTTTTGAAACAATGTCATAGTCTTTTAAATTAATTATTATGATGTTTTTTATCTTTTCTATTTCTTCAGAACTGAAATCTCCACTTTTGTCTATCTCAAAAGTTATTTGATTTAAAATTCCATTTTTTATATCTTCCATGTATTCTCCCTTCAAAAAAGCAGAGCCCCTAAAGTAAACCAGCTACCAAAAGTTTCTCCAGTCAAAGCATTTTTGTTCTCACATTTAGCAGTAGCTCCAGCAAGAGTTAGTTGTATGTATGCCATTTGTATTGCATTCTCATCTAAATCACTGCAAATGACTAGCACATTTTTCTGATAGTTAATTCCTTTTTCTTTCAAAACTGCTAACAATCCTAACAGTAAGCAACCTGACCCGCATGCTGAATCTGTTATCTTTATTCTGCCTTCTTCTAATTTCTTTATTACGTCAGAAACTTGAGTCTCTGCCATCATTTTAGCTAAATGAAATGGTGTAAAAAACTGTCCTTTCATCTTGTTATGCACACCAAGTTGATGATGTATTTTTCCTAAATAATCATCAATTCCCTTTTCTTCAAAAAGCATTACTAACTCTGCATGACATTCATAAAACATTTGCATAGTTTTCTCTCCATGCTTCTCTTCCAACCTTTTAAATTTATCTTCTCTATCTTCATAGCCTTCTGTATTACAAGAATTGGCATAAGCGTAGAACATAGATTTTATCCAATCAAAGAAGATTTCATCATAGTTATATTTTTGGTCTGTACTTTGAATCTTCTTTACTATATTATTTAATGATATCTCCATTTTTCACCTTTCTTCTTTATATAACTCGGATTCATTTTTAGTCATCTTTTCTCTCTTTCCAGTCCATTTCTTCAGCTTCTTTTTTCTCTCTATACAACTTAATCGCCATACCTTTTGCACTGTAATTTCTAAGTCCAAGGACTTTTTCACGACTTCTTTTTTTGTATGCTGCATTCTGTTTTGATTTTTCTCTATTGATTAACTTTTATTCCCACACTTAATCTCCTAAATATTCAAAATTTAATAAAGTAAAAAGTTTAGGATCCTCTACAACTCTTTTTGGGACTTCCAAATTTATAAAATTTAGATGCGATAAATATCCGTTTGCTTCTCTAACCTCAACAACAAAATCTGTTCCTTTTATTATTAACCCTGCATTTATAAGATCATTCCCAAGTACATAATTAGCTGCAGCAGCTAATTTATAAAATTTATCTTTACCTATGTTGTATTTCCCAGAAATAAATACATCTGTAACATCTTCCCAAGATTTATTATTCTTTTTTATAATATTTATTGTTTCTATCAATAAATTTTTATGCATAAAATTCCTCCTTGATATTTTTTATTATTTATAGTAAAATCAAGGGTAAGTAAGGGTTTACCTACCCTATTTTTCTTAAAGCATCTGTTTTAGTTTGGTCGCTGTCAACAGATGTTTTTCTTTTGTTATATGCAGCTAATATGCTAGCTATTACCAACACTAGTTTCTTCATAATTCTTCTCCCTTGTGCTTCATAAACCAATCAGGGAGTTTTTCTTTAATTACTAAGTGTTTAACCCCTATTTTTATGTAAGGGAAATCAGTATATTCTCTAGCAATCTGTTTTAACTTTTGTAATCCTATGCCAGTTAATTTAGCAGTTTCTGGCATTGTCAACATCATCTTTTCAGTCATCTTAATCTCTCCTTTTTCAGTTAATTTTTGCTGTTAATTGAGTAACGATATCCATTAGAGCATTTTCGTAGTATGTAAAATTGTTGCATCTAACATTATCAGATTTAAAAGTTATAATTTCATAAGACCAGTCATCTATAAAATAGCTCATTTCTGAAGTCAATGAGACTTGATTAATGTCATCATCAGGATTTAAAACTACATAAGCCTGATATTTTTCAGACGTGGTATTAAGAGCAACTACATATTTATGATTTTTAAACAAGCTTTCACGAGCAATAAATGATCCTTTTACAACTCCCATTCTGCATCTTCCTCCCATATAAGCCCTTCAAAGTCATATAGCTCTACATATTTCATGTACGCCCCAAAAATGACTTTAAATAACCACACAACTTTATACTCCACAACGTCATAAAGAGTTGCTTTTTTACTTTCTTTCAAAAGTTCTCTTGCGGCTATTTTGCTTCTAGTCATTTTCTCCCTCCCAAATCTCTAAAACTTCTATAATTTTTAAGACTCTATTAAAGTTAAGCCCTTGTAATTCTTTTTTGTTCCAGTACTTTTTTAGAATTGTGCAGTGTAACATAATATCCTCCTATTTTCCACAATACCAAAATTGTTCTTTAAAACCTTTTATAACTTCAATTCCCAAGAATCTAAATCCATTAGATCCTTGAGCGCACCATCTTTTTTCATACTCGTTGACTTCATTGATAGATCCAACAAAGTCATAACTTTCCATGCTTCCATCTCTGTCACAAGCACTAAGTTGGTTAATCCCAAATAAATGCTTAAAAATTATCGGTCTACTAGCCTTGTGTCTTAAAACCCCTATTTTTTCTAGTTTTTTCATTTTTAATCCTCCTTTAAAAGCTTTTTCTTATATAATTACTATAGTCTTCTTCTATCTTTTCCAACATTTGCTCAATTTCATACTCCCTAGCATTTTTAAAATTGCTTTCCACTTCTTTTTTATCAGCTTCTATCATTTCTTGTCTTATCATTTCCTTAACTAAATTAGATAATAGTTTTTCAATCTTTTCACGGTCTTTTATATACATGTGTTTTTACTCCTTTTTATTTTTTCCCTTTTGGTTTTTTCACATACTTTTTAAATTCTTCTATTACTTTTGCAAAATATCTAAAATTAGGTACTTCTTTATCGCAATGAGCAGCTTTTTCATGCACCCAATAGCCAAATTCTTCTGTCTTTAAATTATTAGCATTTGCTATTTTTCCTACCATATTTGGAGTTATGTCAAATATATCTGCAATTTCTGTTGCAGTTAATGTTTTTTCTTGTACTCTCAAAGGTGGTAGTAATTCTTTTCCAGTTAAAATTTTAGCTGTTTCAGATACTAATATTTCTTTGTACATTTCACTATTAGAATAAGGAATTAAGCTCTTTAGAGTTTCTGCTAGTTTTACTTTAGAGTACCTTTCCCTTATCTCTAGGTTTTTCTTTTTAGTTTCATCTATATCGTTAATATCAGCTCTTTTCACTAAGTTTTCTTTTATAAAGTTTTCCATTTTTTCAAATTCATTTATATAATCTACATTCAATTGAAATGCTTTCTCTACCGCTGCTGAATACCCTCCTACTAATTGAGCTACCCCTTTTTTAGTTATTAAATAATTTCTATTAGATTTACCACTTCTATCCTTGTAATTATGTGGGATATAGAACTGCCCCGAAAGTTCGGGTGAGTTAAATTTTGAAAGATAGTCATCTATTTTATCTAAAAGATGATCGTGTCTAACTCCTAATTCCTCTGCTACTCTATTACTTGTTGTTACTAAAACACCATTTATATTTTCAACTTTTACTATATAGTCACTCATTCAATCGCTCCTTTTTTAACTTTCTTTAATCCCTAAAAATTTCAACATTTTCTTTTTAGTTTCTCCTCCATTTCTGTTGCCCCTTATAATGTCAGAGCAATAAGCAGGCTTTATTCCTAGCATTCTAGCTAATTCAACTTGAGTCATACCTTTTTCTCTTAAAACTTTTTTAACTTCCATTTCAAAATCTAATCTTGTCATCACACCCTCCTTTCTTTTATTAAAAATTATTTTTTTAAAATAAATTACTCTTTACATGCAATCAATTAGGTAAAAAAAATTAAATAAACATCTTCATTTAAGAGATTTAAGTAATTTTTTATGCGAATAACTTCTGTGATAGTGAAATCAGATCCTTTTTTCCTATTTATTTTATTTGATAGGCCAGCTACAGAAAGATTGATTGTATCAGCTAATGTATTGTAAGATATTCCTTTCTCACGCAATAACCCTTTTAATTTATTATATGCCACTTTGATTCACCCCCTAAAATTATTAAAAAATAAAACATTTTAATTTTTTACTCGTGTGACGATAAAAATACTTTATCATAGCTTTTAAATCTTGTCAAATAAAATTTATTAAAATTTAAAAAAATTTATTTTATTTGCATTTAAAGAGTAAAAATGATATACTCGACATATAACATGATAGGAGGTAATTATTATGTCTAATGAAATAAATTACGCCTTACTACTAGAAAATTTTTTCTCAAATCCAAGTTTTTTTGGGGGAATAGTAAAATACTGGAGAGATGAAAAAGGTTGGAGCCGTAAAAAATTAGCAGATGAGGTTAATATGCACCCAAGCAATATTCAAAGATATGAAGAAGGAAAAATAGCAAATATACCTTTTTCAGTAGTTTCTACATTTGCAAAAGCTTTTAATGTTAGTATAGAAACTTTTTTAGGAAAAGAAGTAACAGATAAGGTGTCTCAAACATTTTTTGAAGATTTTATAAAAGAAAATGACAGAAAAAAAGAAAGAATAGGGGATTTAAGAGTAATTGAAAATACTCTGAAAAAATTAGGAGTTTCATATGCTCCTAATACTAATGAGATTCTAGATGAAATACAAGAAGGAGTCTTAAATCCAGAAATGACTCTATTGGGTGGGCCTTTCACAATAAAAACAGATTTAGAGATGTTAGTATTTATAATCTTATTACTTTGCCCTAAAAAAGATCCCTTTATTGGAAGACTAATAACTTTCGATGAAACAAATGATTTTCATGGAGGAATAGTTGAAAAAAGGGCAGAAGAGTATGCTAGAGTTATATGGGATCAGCTTAGTAATTTTTGGCTTTTAGTAAAATCATTTAGGTCTCCCTCATATAACAATAACACTACTTCCAGAAAAAGATTTTTAACAACAATAAAATCTTTTTTAAGATTTTTAAGGGTAGGGAGATTATCACAACAAGAATGTAAAGAAATTCTGGACGGAATAAACTTAGCTTATTCATTAATGGATCCAGGATCTGTAGTAATAAATTTAGATTACACAATAAAGGAGGACTAAAAATGGCAAGAAAGGTTGTTCCAAAAGGAATTCAAACACAAATACTTTTAAAAAGTAAAAGAAGATGTGCTTTATGTTTTGGATTACATAATGATACTGACATAAAAGAAGGGCAAATAGCACACATTGATAGAAATAATAAAAATAATAATGAAGAAAATTTGGCTTATTTATGTCTTTACCATCATAATGAATATGATTCTATAAAGAGTCAATCTAAAAATTTAACTGAATATGAATTGTTAGAATATAAATCTAAACTTGAAAGATATATGGAGAATTCTTTTATTATTGGAAAAAAGTATTGCGTAAATGATTATAAACTTTATGATGAATTAAAAAATAATTTTATTCATACTGGGATTATTGCAAAATTTCAAAGTTTTTATTTTGGGCATATATTTTATTTAGAAGATTTTGAAATTAGTGAAGGTTACTATGGCAGTGATTTAATAAATTTTTATGATGATTGCTCTACCTACATTAGATTTATAGATTCTGAATTAAATAACTTTTTTAATGTATTTAAAAATTCTTTCTATGCAGCTGAAAGTATGTTAGCTATTCATTATCAAAATTATGATAATGATAATCGAATGTACTATAATAGGGCTTATTCAGAAATAGAAAAATGCAAGCATAGGCAAGAATTTAATATGCATGTTAACAAAATGCTAAATGCTATACATAATATATTTAATCTAGTTGAAAGCACTAGAATAAATTAAAAAAAATACCCCAGCAGTGATAGTGCGAATATCACTATAGGGGCTAAAAAAAATAAACTACATACATTTTTAAGGAAAGGTGAGTAAATGGAAGAACTAGAATTATACAATCAAAAAACTTTTGAAGATTTAAAAAATATTAATGAATATGGTGTGGAATTTTGGTATGCAAGAGATTTAATGACTGCACTAGGATATGTAAAGTGGGGAAATTTTATTAAGGTTATTAATAAAGCTAAGTCATCTGCTGAAACTAGTAATATAAATGTATTTGAACACTTTGCCGACGTCGGGAGGGTGTTAAAAGTTGGGAATGGTGCTAAGATGGAAGTCACTGATATTATGTTATCAAGATATGCTTGTTATTTAATAGTCCAAAATGGAGACCCAAGAAAAAAGATGATAGCCTTAGGGCAACAATATTTTGCTATACAAACTAGAAAACAAGAATTGAGTGAAGAAAAAGCACCTAAAGATTTAACAGAAGAAGAAAAAAGATTACTTTTGAGAGGACATGTAAAGGGATTTAATAAAAAATTAGCTAGTGCAGCTAAAGAATGTGGTGTTGACAATTATGGAAAATTCAATAATGCTGGATATATGGGACTGTATGGTGGAGAAACAGCACAAGCTATAAAAGTTAGAAAAAAGCTAAAGAAAAATGATAACATTTTAGATTTTATGGGATCAACAGAATTAGCTGCAAACTTTTTTAGAATAACACAAACAGAGGAAAGATTGAAAAAGGGTGACATAACTACTCAATCAGCAGCAGATTTAACTCATTTTGAGATTGGAAAAAAAGTTAGGGCAACAATGAAAGAAATAAGTGGAACAGTTCCTGAAAAACTTCCTACACCAGAAAAAAGCATAAAAGAAATAGAAAAAGAAAAGAAAAAACTAGATAATAAATCTAAAAAAGCAATTAAGAAATAACAAAAAAGCCCTTCAGTTGCTACCAACAACTAAAAGGCTCAAGAGTGTGGTACTCTTCTACATCCTATCAATTTAGATTATATCACACTCTATTTTGTAATGCAATTTGAAAGGAGTGTGATTTTGTATGGCAGGCAGAAAAGCTAATGGAGAAGGTACTATCTCTACTGTTATAAGAAATGGCAAGACTTACTATAAAGCAAATATTACAGTAGGCTGGGATAGTAACGGTAAACAGATTAGAAAAAGTTTTGGCAGTTATAAAAAGTCTGTGGTACTCGATAAAATGAATACTGCTAAATACCAGGCCAAGACTAACAGTCTATCCAATTCTGATATTAGTTTTGGAGAACTTTTTAAAGACTGGATCTTTAATTTTAAAAAGATAGAGGTTAGCCCTAATACTTTTTATGAATATGAAGCAAGCTATAGATTAAGATTAATGAACTATTCTATCGCTAGAAAAAAGGCTAATCAGATAACTCTAAAGGACTTGCAGCAGTATTTTAATGAGTTGCAAAAAGATTTTACTGCTAACACAATTAAAAAGACTTATATCCAAATTCACTCTTGTATAAAGTTTGCTATTATACAAGGGATCATGATGAAAAACTTTTGTCCTGGAGTAACATTACAGAAAATAACTAAAAAAGAAAATATAAATGTGTTTTCTAAGCAAGAGCAGGAAATGGTTCTTAAAATTTTAGATAAAAGAGATATCGTTGACTGCTTAATTTACTTTACATTTTATACTGGACTAAGACTTGGAGAAGTTTTAGGCTTGCAATGGAGTGATATTAAGGATAATATGGTTAAGATTACTAGACAGTATAGAAGAAATGTAGATGTGGATAAAGTGGATGATAGGAAATTAACCTATACATTTAAGGAATTGAAAACCAAAAATAGTGCGAGAGAAATTCCATTACCAGATAAGGTTCAGGGGCTACTAAAAGATATCCCACGTCAAGGCCAACTGATTTTTTCTAATCTTGGTAAACCGATTGAGCCAAAAAAGCCTCAGAGAAGAATTGCCTCTATATGTAAAAAACTTAATATTCCACATAGAAGTTTTCATAGCATTAGACATAGTTATGCTACTAGACTATTTGAGATGGATATCCCAATTAAAACAGTTCAAGTCTTGCTAGGACATGGAGATATAGCTACAACAATGGATATCTATACACACGTAATGAAAGAAAAGAAATTAGAGGTTTTGGATAAACTAAATAACTTGTAAAAAAATAAGAGATTCTTAATTGAATCTCTTTTAACTTTGTCTGTTTTTTGTCTGTTGTAATTTTTATATTTTATAGATATTTATAAAACTTTATTAAGTTTTTAGCTTTTAAAACTTACGATTTTTAGCACTTTTCAAATTTTATAAAATCTTATTAAATAAAATGGTGCCTAGGAATGGATTCGAACCATCGACCGTACGGGTATGAACCGTATGCTCTAGCCAACTGAGCTACCTAG